ATTTGACATAATCGAACACATGTTTTATCATTAGGCATATAAGGAGGTAGCAAATGGGAGAAAAGCCAAACAACGAGCTTACGGATAAAGAAAGAGAAATGTATGAGTATATTGTGAAGCACATGGAAGAAAATTTAATTTCTCCATCTTTTCAAGAAATCTGTAAAGGAGTAAACACAAAATCAAAGTCATGTGTGCATTATAGGCTTAAAAAGTTAATGGAAAAAGGCTATATAACTCTGCGAGAAGGGGAACCAAGAACAATTCGCCCAATTGGGTATAAATTAGTAAAAGAAAGCGAGGAGTAAAGAATGTATACAAAGTTGTTGTCAGTAATTGCCATTATAGAAATAATGTGGGGAACAATATTTTCGGTATTATGTGTACTGAAAATGACATTAGCTGATATTAAAATATCAGGTAAACTTGGAGGAATTGGAGGAGGACAAGAAGCCAATCTTGCACAAAGACACTATGCGCGATGCGGAATTTTGTACATAGTTTTTGGAAGCCTGCTGCAAATATATATGGTGTTTGCTGGAGACATAACAAGGGTTTCATTTTGGATAGCCACTGCAATTGTGGTTATTATACCTTCTGTATTTGCGGTATGGAGCACAAGAAGATATTTGAACCAACTGAAAAATGATATTAAACATTAAGATACTTTGAGAAGAGAGGAAAAACAACCTCTCTTTTTTCATGCCCTAAATTGGTACAAATCCTCTGAAAACCTGCTTTATAATTATGGTATGAGGTTAGAAATGTACCATTTGGCAGAGAAGAGGTGAGATAGTGGAGAATTATGAGAGAGCAGAACAGGACTACATGGGCGGTATGAAGTACAAAGATATAGCAGAGAAGTACGGAACCACTATCAACACTGTTAAGAGCTGGAAGAAACGGTATGGGTGGAATCGGGAAGATGGTGCACCCAAAAGTAAAAAGGTGTGCACACAAAAAGGCAAGGGTGCACCCAAGGCGGTAGCACCTATAGATGATGGTACAAAAGAAACATTACAGAATAATGAACTCACACCGGAACAGCAGATGTTTTGCATATATTACAGCCGGACATTTAATGCAACCCAAAGCTATTTGAATGCCTATGGGTGCAGCTATGAAGTAGCGAATGCGAAAGGACCTCTATTGGTAGTGAGAGATAGTGTTCACCGAGAAATAGAACGTCTGAAAGAAATCAAGCGTCAGCAGATAGTTGCTGGAACTGACGATATTGTGGAACTACAGATGCGTATTGCTTTTGCAGATATTGGAAACTATATGTCATTCGGGCAGAAAGAGATTGAGGATCCAGAG